GTATTTATCAGAAACGGCTTTATTTATACCCCACGCCTGATAACAGCTACACCCTTACAGTGCGTGGCAACTTGGATTTCGTCGAGCTTTCCGCAGACACCGACACCCCCTTATTGCAAGATCAGTTTCACCTTGTGATTCAGATGTTCGCTATTGCCGAATCCTTAAAGTATCAAAGCGACCCCATATTTCAGACCGCACAAGCCGACGCACAGGCGATGCTAGGCATGGTTAGAAAGAACATGAGAGGTCATCAAGGAATGGCTCCCTGTATCATGACAGAAGAAGATTATATTGCCTCTAGCTATCAAGGGTACCCCTACTAATGCCTACAGCAACATACACCAATTTTGGCGGAGGCATCAACCGCAAAACGATCGGCTCCTACCTTGTGCCTAAAGGTGAAGACGATTCCTTTATGTATGCTGAAAATATCAATAATATGAGAGTGGACTTAGGGAGCATCACCAAAGTCAACGGCTTTACAGCAGTCGCCAACCCCACCGCTGGAGCAAACGCAGGGCAGGGGATTTTTAGCTTTAAGGGCGAGCTAATTTCATGCTTCAACGGCAAGATTTATAATGGCATCACCACGCCGACGCAGGTAAAGACAGGAGCCAGCACCACCGCCAAATGGACGGCGAGCGAATGGCTAAGCTCCCTGATTATGTGCAACGGCATCGACAAGCCTGTGGTATGGAATGGCACCTCTGCTTCTGATATTACCATAAGCGACCCTAGCTCAATATGGAACGATGCACGCCCGAAAGGATCCGCCGTATTCAGAAACCGCATCTTTTATTGGGGCGACCCAGCCAATCCCGACACAATCTACACCCCCCGACCCGAGACAATCGGCAACTTTGACAACACCACAAGCACCGTCGACTTTTTCACCATAATGAGCGGATACGGCGGAGCCATTAAAGCCGTCGTGCCATTGACGGATGATATGCTGGTGATCTACAAAGAACGGTGTATTTACTACCTACAAGGAAACGCCCCCTTCGGCTCAACAGGTGGAGAACCCTTTGCTATTAAGCCCATTACGCAAGAAGTGGGATGCGTCATCGATAACGGCGTTGTGAGTATTGGAAACGAGCATTACTTCTTTTCACAAGAAGGCTTACGCAAATTAACCGTGACACAGAACTTCGGCAAAGTCGCCGTTGAGCAACCAAACTATGTGATTCAAGACATCATCAACACGGTGAACTTCAACACCCAGACCGCCTTAGATAAAGCGACCTTAGTGTACGTTCCAAAAGACAACAATATCATCATCGGATTACCCACAGGCATAAGCACCGAAAACGACCTTGTGTTGACCTACGACATCACCACAGGAGCCAACGCACGACGTACAGGGTGGAAGCCCACGTCGATGTGTATTCATAAGCGTGACTTGTACCACACAGACGCACTAGGTAACATCTACCAGCATCAAAGCACCGTGTTTAACAACAACGGCACGGCTTACAACGCCGAGTTTGAATCTAAGTGGATTGCACACGAAGGCTTGATGAAGCTTAAGCGATACAAGCAAGTTTTTATCGGTGTCGACCCGGGATTTCGAGCAACCTTAAATGTGCGTTGGTATGTATTGACCGACGCCCAACCCACCGCCACGCTTGAGTCTATCGTTTTAAATGGCGGAGCTTTATGGGATTCTGCCAAGTGGGATGAAGCGACATGGGACGACGGCGGAGCCAGCCTTACACCAATTACAAACCTTGGCAAAGGCAAAGCCATTAAAATCATCCTATCGTGCAACAATGCCAACGAGCCTATCGTGATTCGCTCCATTGATATTGAATACGAGGCGTTAAGCAATAAAAGGGGCTAACATGGAACAACTTAAACTGGTGCCAATTAACTTTAATCAAGACGCTAATTTTGTGAACCAATGCTTAAAAGCGTGCATTGAACACCTTGAACGCCACACAACGGATAACACCGTCTTGAGTGTGCTTTTCTTGGAAGAGCAAGCCCAAAAAGGCAACCTCCAAATCTTCAAAGGCTTAGTCGATGATGAGCCAGTGGGTATGATGATTCTAAACCTATTCCCCAATAGTATCGCCGAAGTGCAAGCCGTCTTATTGCCCCAGCAACGCAAGGGATCCCGTGCCTTGACCTTCCTCCATATGATGAGCGATTACGTCTTTACAGATTTAAAACTCTACAAACTCAAAGCCCTTGTGCGACGCATGAAGAAGAACCCAGCGGAAGTGATCGCAAGGCGTGTAGGCTTCAAGAAGGAAGGCATCTTAAAAGGCGAATGGAACGGCTACACCGAACGAGGCGATGTCTTGATACTGGCTTATCTCAAGTCAGACTACGAAAAAGACAACGCCCCAAGCGGTATGATTACAGAAGAAATCAAGGAGTCCTAAACCATGGGAAAAGGCGGATCACCACAAGCCCCAGTTCAACAAGCCCCCCAAGACCCAGCAGGGGAAATTTTACGTCAAGACGGCAAGACGCAAGTCCAACGCATTTACGACCCAAGCAAAAAACAATTTACGACAGACATCACAAGCGACCCTCAAGATCTTCAAGTGCAAGGTATCGCACGGCAAGGGATGCTCAACACCGCCAACACCGCAGGGACGTTTGACACATCAAAAGCAGGGCTTGAAGCCTATCAAAACGCCTTAGCAGACCCCCAACGTCGAGCCGTAAACAGTGCGTACGACCAAGCCGAAGGCAACGCTATGTTAGACGCCAGCGGTAACGGCATGAGTCAATCCGCAGGCTTCGCCAACTATTTCGCCAAGCAACTCGCAGGGCAAAGAGCCAAAGACCTAGCCGATGTGGAAAGCAGTGCATTCCTCAATCGGGGGCAAGCCTTAAGTGCAGATATGGCTCCAAACATCGACCTTTCCAACTACTACACGGCAATGTCGCAAGGGCAACAAGCCCAGCAACAAGGTTTGAATAGCCAAAACATTGCAGGGGCAGGCGTCGGCATTAACCAGTTACGCACCATGCAAGACTTGGAAAATTCAAGGTTTAGCAATGCTATGAATACCTATAACGCTCGATCAGCACGACCCAAGAGCTTCGGGCAAAAATTATTATCGTTCTCCACAGGCGGAGCGTTTTAAAAAGGAGTACGGATAATGGATCCCGCAACAATGATGATGATTGCCCAAGGTGTGCAAAAAATGAAGGACAAAGCAAACGAACCCGCTTCACCAGCAGGGTCGGGAAACATGATGCCAACCCAAGTACTAGGCGGTGTGCAGTCTCCCACTATTCAACCCCAACAGCCGATGTCGCCTATGCGACAGGCAGGAATGGGAGCGTTACAGGGATTCGCACAAGGTGGATTCGGCAGTGCGTTAATCGGTGGTGGTTTGCCTTTAGTCCAAAACTACATGAATAACCGCAACGAAAAACGCCTACAACAGCAAGCCCCTCCCCAGTATTACAAGCCCACCGCCGAAGACAACAGCCCTTTTCGTCGTGCGATGATGCAACAGCTCCAAATGCAAGGAAAATAAAACCATGGGTGCGAATCAAAACCAGCAAAACCAAGTTTATCAGATTGTGGCAGGAAACGGATTGCAGACCGCCCCCTTTGGTTTACCTGTTGGGGCAAGTTACGACCCCACTAAAAAAGCCACGTTCGGACAACGGCTGATGCAAGGGCTAGGCTATGTAGGTGATTTTATGGGAGCGGTGAACCAAACCCCCGAAGGAACACCAGCTATTCTTTCAGGATTAGGAGCCTTAGGGAATCGCTACAACCTCCAACAGTACAACCAAGCCCAGCTCAAACAACAGCAGGACGCTATGGAGCGAGCGAGACAGGCGGAACTCCAACAGCAAGCAGAAAACCTGATGCTTGTGAATCAAGAACGAACCGCACAAGGTTTAGCACCGATTGACCCCACGCAAGGCACAGGCGGATTTAGAACAAGCCCCGAAGAAGCACGATCAAGCAATAATAACGTGGGTAGCTTGCTAGGCAATCGAGCTATGGTTAGTGAAACTATGGGGAACGGTTTCAATCCCCAAGCAGGGGCGTTGGTGAGCGAAACTTATATTACCGACCGTAACAGACAAATAAACAAAAACCTTACCAATATGGCTACCCTTGGCAAAACATCGGAAGCCTTGACGGCAGGAGCCCAAGCAGGGGGCAACGTGAACACGGCAGGCGTTCCGCAAAGTGCCATTACTCCAACAGGCAAAGGCGACCCATTCAGACAAGCCCTTGGTTTTGTCCGCAAGGCAGAAGGGGGCTATGCTAATAACCCAGCCGACAAGGGTGGAGCCACAAACCTAGGCATCACCCAAGGCACTTACAATTCGTGGAGAAAGTCAAACAAGCTTCCCTCTAGAGATGTAAAGAGCATCACAGAAGGCGAGGCGACCGCCATTTACAAAAAGAACTATTGGGACGCAAGCGGAGCAGGCAATATAGCCAAAACAAACCCAGCCCTTGCACAGGTACATTTTGACACCGCCGTCAATATGGGAGTAGGGAGAGCGTCACAACTCCTCAAGATGAGTGGACAAGATCCGAACAAATACCTTGCCATTCGCCAACAGAAATACAACGAGTTTGCTCAAAACCCCTCACAAAAGCAGTTCTTAGAAGGGTGGACGAATCGCAACGAGAACTTAAAGAAGTCTATTGCAGGCTTGCAACCGCAAGGCAAGGCTCCTAAGTCCACCGTGGCACAAGGCAACCCCCAAGCCCAAGGGCAGATTATGGGAAGCTTGAATGCGTACAACACCAGCCCACAACTTCGACGTGATGCAATACAGAACCCTTATCAAGTGGCGATTGCAGACCCTAACACACTAGGGGAGTCTTTCACACGTGGTGCAGGTGTTCAGCAGAACGTCAACAGCACTAACCAAGCGTATTATCAGAACAACTTGCAAGACAAACAGGCATCACAAACGCTTGCTTACAATTATGCAGACCTTGCCGAAACCACTCGTAAAAATACCAATGACGAAAAACAGACGGCTATCAACGCCGATATAAACACACGTCAAAAACAGGCGGAAGCACTAGACAAGGAAACCAAAGCAAGACAAGACACACTAGATAAACTTGCTAACAAAATAGACGAAAATAGAATCGCCCTAGCAAAAGCAAACGGTGCCGAAAAAACGGCAATCGAAGGACGACTTGATAGGCTTATTGCGGCATACAAAAAGGCAGAAGGCGAAAAGTCCAATAGCCCCCTTGGCTTGCTTGAGAACCCAACGGTGCAAGCCCCAGCACCCAAAGCCACGCCACCGCCTCAAAAGGCTAAAGCTCCACCAGCTAAAAGGGTGTCAAGCACCGCCATTTATAACATGTACGGACAGCGTGTTCAATAAGGATGCTTAAATGCCTACATTGTCAGATTATCAATCACACCCCGATTGGGCGAAGCTTACCCCTGAACAAAAGCTCAAAGTCGCCGACATTACCTTTGATAAAAGCTATGCCAAACATCCTGACTGGAAGAAGATGTCAGAGGCACAGCATCAAGAAGCACGTCTAAGCTACTACAAGCAAAACAGCATCGAACCGCCCAACCTTTTCAATCAAGCCGTAGGTGAGTTCTTTCAATCAGCAGGCAATAAGTTTGCCGAGCAAGCCACAGGCGGTATCGTTGATACGCAAGAAGGCAAAAGCGACTTAGGTAATTTCACAGGAGCCTTAGCAGGTGGTTTCGCAAACGTGGGGACAGGTGCGTTAATCGGAGCAGGGATTGGCTCCGTGGTGCCAGTCGTAGGAACCGCCGTGGGGGCTACAATCGGTGGAACCCTAGGGGCAGTGGCAGGCGGATTCGGTCAAAGTTTACGAGAACGGCAAAACGAAGGCAAAACCTTCGCCCAACTCGACGCAGGCGATTATGGACGTGCCATTGTAGAAGGCGGTATTAACGCCGTCCCAGTTGTGGGAATGGGAGCCAAGCCGATTACCAAGCTTGCCACAGGAGCCTTGGCAGATGCAACCTTAAACGCAGGAGCCAACGCCCTAGGGCAACAGATGCAAAAGGGTGAAATCGACGGTGCGGAAGTCTTGCAACAAGGAGCGTTCGGTGCAGGCGGACACTTGGCAGGGGGCATCATCAACAAGTTCTTTCAAAAGCGAGCCATGAAAGCCGAGGCACAAGCCCAAGCTCAAGAAGCCTTACAAGGTATCGATGCGTCACAAGTGGGTGTCTTGCCACAGGACGGCACGCCCAACGTCCGCACGGATTTAACCGACGTATTCCCTTATCAAGAAGACGCTCCCTTTGATGTACAAGGCTTCAATCAAGACCGCACAGCACAGATTCAAACCGATTTACAAGCCAAGATTCAGGAAGCCGTCGCACTCAAAGCACAGGGAAGCCACAACGAGGCGAAGCTTATTCGCAGTAGCCTCTCAAAGCAAATGAACACCCTTGCCAAGAATAACGACCCCTTGGCACGAGACTACGCTAAAGCCCTAGACCAAATGGACAACCAAGCCAAAGCCTTAAAGCAGGGCAAGCCCACGCAAGACGTGCAGACGCAAGACTCCTTCGACCCCAACACGGCACAAGTAGGGGAAACACGCATCGACCCCAACACAGGCGAAACCGTCTACTATGGCGGTAAAATCACCAATGAAGACGACGCTCCCGACCCCTTCTTTATAGAAGAGCTTCAACGCCGTGAAAAGGTGAATACCCTTGAGCCTATAGGAACACCAGTTAAGCCCAAGATTCTAAAGGGCGACTTTGAAAAGGTGACGATTAAAGACATTGAAGACGTGCTAGGCGATCAACTCGCACCGTCGTCTAACGTGGGGCAGTCTTACGCCGTGGATACCCTTAAATCACTAGGCTACAAAGTCGACAAGCTCAAAGCGTCCGCTAAAGGCGTGGATTCACGAGCAGGTGAAAATTATCGTGTGAAGGTGGCAGGGAAGAACATTATCTTTAAAGGGCAAGATCCATTCGCCACCGTCACCAATCGACTAGGCAAAGAACACGGCATCAACATTTCAAGCAGTATCGCTAGACGTATGGCAAAAGACAAGAATTTCGACACCTTGAACGAGCTTGTCTTGATGAACGACGACAACCTAGACCCCCAGTATTCCGAAGGGCAAGGCACGGCAAGCCAAGCCTTCCAAGCGTTTCAACAGAAGCTATCGGACAACCAAGGGGCAGAAATGGACTATGCCACAGGCAAAGACTTCGCCATTCAAGAAGCCAAGACGCAAGAGCTTTTAAACGACCTAGACAAAGCACACACACCCCAACACCTAGCGGAAATCGAACAGCGTTATCAAGACGTGCTAAATAACAGCATCTATCCCGAATACACGCAGGAAATCATCACCCCTAAGCTTGAAGAAGCCCAAGTGCTTGTCGAAGGCTTTACCCCTTTAAACAAGGGCAAGCAGGAGCAGTTGAGAGCAAGGCTTGAGCGTGACTTGAACCAAGCCCAAACGCCTGAAGACATTGCCCGAGTGGCAGACGAGCTTTATAGCGACAGCACAAGCAAAGCCCTAGTTGATGAAGCCAGCTTTTACGAGCCACTAGGGGCAAAGCTACAGGAAGCCGAGGCACGAGTTAACGATCCGAACCCGAGCGTAACCGCTAGAAATGTGGACGATTTAACCAAGGTAGGCAAAGAGTATTTTGGCTTGAATGATGAGCAGGCAAAAGCCCAAGCCGTCGTGAGTGATTTAATCATTCAGAAGATCGCCGAGCGTAAAGGGGTGTCTGTAAAAGATGCTTATGATAGTATTGGATTTAAGAAAAGCAACGCAACCGACGTAGGGGAAGGGGCTATGTTTCAAGATGGGAAAAATTTAAAGATTGGGGACATTACAAACGTCGGAAAAGTAGAAGAGGTTTACGGAAATCAAATCAAAGCCAATGGGAACTGGTACGCTCAACAGCTTGTAAAAAAAACTAATATCGAACCATTGGAGCAAATACAGATTAGAAACACACAGGAAAGAATTAAAGCAGGAAAAGAATTATCTAAGCTTACAGGGGCAACATTAAACAAAAACGGAACTATAACTTTATATCACGGCACATCAAAGACTAACGCTAGCCTGATCGAAAAACAAGGGTTTAAAGAGGGGTCATATTTCTCCATAAATAAAAAAGGTACCAACTTTGGAGATAGTCCTTTAGATGTTGCAACAAGAAAGTTCGGCAAAGACGCAGTTGTTATTGAGATTGATGCCGACCCACGCTTTTTAGAGTCTGCTGCTGCAGGGAGTGAAATATTTAGCCCTGAAAGACTAATAAAGAATAGTAAAGGCTTTTTCACAAAGGATGTGTCTGATATTCGCTACCAGTCCCAAAAAGGAGCCATGGAAACCCTTGAGAATGGAAAGAGCGTTATCCACGCCCTAACAGACCCCGACGTGTCAACGCCACTGCATGAAATCGCACACGTTTATGAAGGCGTCTTGACCGATTCAGAACGCACAGCGATCCTTGATTGGGCAGGACATAAAGACTGGCAGACCGACACAAGCGAACGATTTGCACGAGGATTTGAGAAATACCTATCAGAAGGCAAAGCTCCAAACAAAAGCCTTCAAGGTGTCTTTGATAACTTCAAGACTTGGCTACTTGATATTTACAAGGGCATCACAGGAAGCGACATCGACTTACAGCTCAACACCAAGATGCGAGCGATTTATGATGAGATGCTTTCACCTTCCACCAAGCCCAAAGAGCCTATCCCTCTTGAAAAGGGAGGCACAGCGACATCACAAAGCGGTGCAGGCTCCCCACAGGCACGACTCGACGGCAAGGCTCAAGAGCTAGGCTATCAGCACATCAAGCATTTGATGCAGGGATACAAAGCCATTGGCGGAGACCTCACACCAGCCAAACTTAAAGCCGTGCTTGAAGCCAAGCCCGAACTCCAAGCCGTAGCGGATTCATTCAAGCCCCTAACAGGCAAGAACCACCCCGACGGAACGCCTAAGTATGCGGAAGAGATTGAGTTTCAAGAAGCCATGCGTGAAATCGCACGGACGCCTGAACGATACCTTGATTATGAAAGCGGTACAGGCAGACAGCAGAGCGTGAAGCAATTACAGGAGAAGAACCCCGAAGGCTACTTAAGCGGACAAGACCTCAAGAAAACTACAGCGTGGGATCTTGCAAGCCCTAGCGTTAAAAAGCGTGTTGAACTCCTAGACCGCTTGATTCAGCAAAAGAAAACAGCAGATGCAGACATTGCCACCGAAGGCGGAATGAGTGGCAAAGGGGGAGCCACCAACGCCATAGACGGCAAGAAACGGCAGAACATCACCCCTCAATCGTTCGCACTCCACAACGGACAAATCGCCGTAAACGCCTACAACGCCGACGGACACTTTGCGAAGTATTACATCGACCTTGACCCACGCCTCGTAAAGGAAGGCAAGGAAGCGAGCCGATTCCTGAGTGATCCCGTTGAGTCCACCGCCCCCGAGTTCGTGGGAACCTACCCCAACGTGTACCGTGACGCAATCCCCTTCTTATTGGAAGACGTGCTGAACCGAAAGCCACGAGAGGCAGGCATCCTCACAAGCCAAGCCCGAGACGTGCTAGACACGGCGAGAACGTTTAAGTCCAAGCTAAGCAAGGAGCAACAGCTCCAAATTAAGTACGGGGCGAACATCAAGGACATCAAGAAGATTCAGCACGAGTTGATGAAACTCAACGCCCCCGAGAGCGTCAAAACATTGACGGATGCTATACTAAACAAGGCAGGCAACAAGAAGAAGCTCACAGCAAACGACATCATCGCCATTAAGAAAACGCTTGAGAAAGAGCCGACACTAAAGGCACTTAAAGGGATGTGCGACCTGTTCAAGCTCTCCACCGCAAATTTAGAATAAGGATAACCCCATGACTGAATGTAGTCCCGAGTCTATTACAGGAGCCTTAACCGCCACGCTTGAAGCCGTGGGTGTTGATACCATGGAAGCCAAGCTAAGCATGAGCAAGGCACAAAAGCAGGGCTACACCGCCAAGATTGACGATCTCTTTGATGATGCGTTCCACGACGGAAGTCGACTAAGAGAAGGCGACGACAAGATTATTGATTGGATCGCAGGAAGCCGTGACAACTTCGACAAGCCAGCCACCAGTGCAGGGCGTGTCATCAATGGCACCAAATCCTTGTTTTATCAGTTTAGAAACGTGAGCCAGTCCCTAGGGGAAGACGTGGTACAACCCTTCCAAAAGATTATGGAGAAGGTAAACGGCGAGTACAAAGACAACCCTGACGGACGCAAGATATACAACGGTTTAATCAAAGACAAAATCAAGGAGCTTGAAGCAACACGCCCCGAATTGTCAGATTCGCCAGCATGGAGCCGATACAGTAATTGGCTAAAGGACGGCGGAAGCTTGTATCATGTGGATCACCAAAACGTTCTAGCAAAGGGCGTTAATAACGTGGTGTCAAACATCATCACGGGTAACTTCAATGTGTTTGGGGGAAACTTAATCGAGATGATGAAAGTCCCTGTTTTGTACGGAGGCGACGCACTCAAGACCATAAGCCACGCTACGAACTTCACCAAACGAGACGACCTTGTAAAAGCAGGCGTGTTTCAAGAAACCGACATCCCCTTTAAAGAAAACCCAGCAGACCCCAAGATATGGAACGCCCTAAGAAAAGCCAACTATAAAGGCTTGCAAACCATACAAGACTTGACGTTTCTATTCGATGCCCCGATGAAGACGTGGGCGTATGAAGCAGGTAAAGCCAAAGGCGGACACGAAGAAGGGATGCGAGCCGTGCAACGCATCACCTTTGCCAACCGTTTAGCAGACCCAACCTTTATGCAGATTGACCCAGTGGGACGACTTGGCACACAATTAACCAACTACGGCATGGGAACGGTGCGTTTATATGGCAATCTATGGCATGAAGTCGCCAGCTTTAAGCAAGACCCCGAACGTGCCAAGCAAGCCGTAGCAGGCTTAATCTTGTACCACACTTGGCTAGGCTTGAGTGCAGGCACGATTAACGCCTTACAAGGGAAAGACTTCAACGAAGCGTTTCAAATCGGAGCCTCACAAGTCCCCCTTTTGTACGGTATCGCCGAAGCAATAAGCCCTGAACTACAAGAGAAGTCCGAACGCAACAAGGGGACAGGAACGCAACTCACACAAGCGTCAGGCGTTGGGCGTTTATTTGTAGGGCTGGATATTGCCAAGAAAACCGTAGACACCACAGGGAAATCACTGAAGAAGGCACACGAAGCGGTAATGAATGACGACCCTGAAACCGCCGTGCGTGAAGCGACACGAGCTTTAATCAAGTCATCAACCTTTATACCTAGTGTGACAGGCTCTAAAGTAGGGCAAGGCGTGAGTGACTGGCTTTTAGATTGGAACGAGGGCGACTTCGAGGCAGAAGAGGCAGGCAAGCAACTCTTAGGACGCACAACGCCATTTTACAAGGATGAAGTCCAGCCCTAGATGCTGAAGTACAGCTCCTTCTGAACAAAGGCTTTCTTTTTGATGACATCAATCTTTAAGGGTTCGTAGTAATCCACCATACAGCTTAAAGCGTCAAAGGCGTGATCCGAGAACCACTTTTGAGAAGGGTCTCTTGCAATTTGAGCAGGTGAGGGCAAGTCGTAGTCGTTACACCCTTCTTTATAGCGTAGATTCTGAATACATTGAATCGTTCGCTTACAGCGTGGGTCAAGGTACACAAACATTTCACCGTTCGCATTGCACACTTTCGCCTTAAAGGACTCAATACGCCGACTAATAGCAGGGTTGCCCTTATTCGTGGCGACTCTCACATTGTCGTGTCCGTATTCACGACGCAACAGGTTAAGCATCTTCGTATACAGCGAGTTGCGTTCATCCTTCGCCTTGTCTTCCACTGTAACGCCCACGTGGTTAAAGCCGGCGGACGCATCCCCATTGATGATGATACCGTGCTTGATTTTATCCTTGGGAAACTTCTCAATCAAGGCACGACACATTTCGTCCACGTCTGTTTTTTCAAGGCACAGCTCATCAAAGGCGTGAAACTCCCCATTCACACGTTGCACAAAGACCCAACAGCAGGGGTCAAAGTTAAAGTCACAGGTGACATGGAGGGGCAACTCCTCCCGATGCTTCAATTCCCTGATGTTATTCTCTGTAAAGTTATTCACAACCAGCCCCCTTGTTAGGTTACAGTCTTCCCCAAGCACGAAGACCCTAAACATGTCTTCATCCATAGATTGACGCAGTGTTTCAATGAACGAGTACCCGATGTGTGGGTTTTCAATGGTAGACGCACGACGCTTTCTAAAGCAGACTTGCACCTTTTCGCCGTTGCGTGGATCGGTAACGGATGTAATCTTAAACGGCGTATCAAACAGTTCAGCCATCCACCCACGCCGAGCCTCTGGGTTTGATGTGATGAAAATGCGATGCACAGGGAGATTCCCTTGTCTCACACGCCCAATGACTTCAAGCAGGTGTCCCCTTGTCTTGAGTAGAGAGCCTTCATCCACGTGTGCAAACGAAGCGTTAATGGAGCGAATCGATTGCGGATTATCCAACGAGCGAAAGAGCAGTATCGCCCCATTCCAACACTTAAACGTCATTCTCATGTTAGAGCGGTTAAAGGTGTAGTCAATGCCTTCTGAAAGCCCAAAGTCATTTAAAAGCTTCTGATACGTGGGAATGGTGGCATCTCGCAACATGGAATAGGAAGGGGCACAGACAAGCCCAGTGACAGCATCCACCGAATCGCACAATTCTTGACAAAGCAGGAGACAGCCAAAAGCACCGGGCAAAGTTTTTCCGCTATTGTGATTTACGAAACCGTGAGCGACGTAATTGTTTAATTCTGGTACGTGCAAATCGTAATAAATATCGTTGGTCTTATACTCAATTGATGTTATAATTTCTTCATGTAGGGTTTGATTATGGAGCGTAGAACATGGGGGTTTCAAGCAAAATTCTTCAACGCATAAAACAGATGCCCCGACATGCAAATGGTCAGTACATTTCCAACCGTCTTTTGTCAGAAACCGATGCTTCGCAGTTACTGTTATTTCCTTCGAGCAAGCGGTTTTCACACTGAACAAATCCGCCTTTTTATATTGACGTGGACGAGTAGCCCATTTCCTAACAAAGGCGTTACCGTCCCACGCCTTGATGTAGCCACCGCTAAAATCTTTTATGGCAATTGAGCCACCGTCCCATAGGTCTATATGTGTGCTACCTTCAACGCACCCATAGCCACCTTGTAAGAAGGCGACATCATGCCCCCCAGTGAAGCCGACAGGCAGTTCAAGCATCCACTTTTGAGCAGGCAACAGGGTAAACTCGAAGACATCCTCATTCATCAAGCGTCGCCTCCCCTTCAAATTCAAGAGGAGCCGACGCCACGTTTGATATGTTCAAATTATTACAAATGACTTTCCTTGAGAGTGTTTCTTCAACACCCAGTTCAAGCTTATCTTTCCAGCCACACAAGTTTTTCATTTTAAAGATCCACACAATGGTGTTAAAGTTCTCAATTGCCCCATTCATGGCATCGTTAGCAAGGTTTTCTAAATAGTATTGAACGCAGGCATCCCCAATCGCCTTGGCTTCTCTAAACTCCTCGTACATCTTCATCCAGTTGTAAACCGTTTGCTTGCTTACACGGATTTTCCCAGCGAATGCCTCTACTGAAAGCCCTTGTGCCATGTGGTTGATGAGCATCTCGCAGTATTTGACATCATATGATGTAGCCCTTCTGCTACCATTGGAGCCGATAGGATGATGCACAATCTCTGTTTCATACTTGCTAGGCTCCATTTAATACCTTCACTTTTCAATCGGCATTTAAACAGTACGCAGGCATCCATTCACCCACCCACTTTTGCGGATTCAGTTCAAGGGCTTTAAGGTAAAAGACTTGTGCCTTCTTATAATCGCCAGTCAAATTACTCACCAGCTTAAGGATAGTATAGGCTTCAGGGCGTTCAGGATTGAGTTTGCAGGCTTTCAACGCCCAGTATTTAGCACAATAGGTGGCTTCAATGGTATTTTCAGAGAGAAAGGCAAGGCAAGCATGGAGGTATTGAGCATAGGCGACGTGTGATTTTGATTCGTGGAATTGAGCCTTGGCAAGGTACATCAAAGGCGAACGCTTAGGTGGATCTAGGGACTGAATCGCCAGCGAGCAGGGGCGAGGATTCGGCGGTTTCAATAGCCGTTTCCCCCAGTTAGTCTGAATTAAGCCATGCTCCCCCCAGTGATGACAGCGTGCTTGAAACAAACGCAATTCAGGCTTTGAAGATACCCCTTGCTTGACTTGGCAGACCCCCGACGTGGCTTCTATGGCGTTCAACTCCTGCACCGCTTGCCTAAGTGCCACGCTATCAAAGAGAGGCGTTTCTCCTTGCTTGAGATGCAAGACCCAGCGACAGGACAGTTGAGAGATGCCAAGACTCAACAGGGCATTTTCACTCAACGCCTTGCGACGCTCAAACAGCAAATCCGCCCCAATATCACAAAGGGCGGACGATTCTAGCTTGCTTAAGGGCTTGTTATGGATCACCACGAGCTGATGAACAGCGTTTAAGACATCAAGGGATTCTAGCCAGTCAATAAGCCCTTTACGCCACACCAAAACAAGCCCAATTCTCTTGAGGTTTCGTGCGTCCATGCACGCCTTAGGGTTAAGGTTCAGTGCCATATTCTATTATTTCCCTCTCTCTTAAAGCGATCCCAAGAAGATTATACGATAGCTTTTTTATAGCGTCTACTTTTCAAACGTAACGATTTGTTACATAACACAAAAGCCCCCCGATGATGAGTCGAGGGGCTTTGTTAAAGAAAGGAGTAATGAAAGGATTTAACTTACTTATTCGAGTTCATCCTAGCAGTCTTGAGGGGAGTATGTCAATAGTGGAGGTTGGGGGTATTATTCTACAAGTGATTCAATACAAATCAACTGCACTATTATATCGGCGAGATCTGTAGACGTGGTTTCTTTTAGATCCACCAAGCACCACAAAACAACAGCAAAAAAACAGGCACTTATAAGGAGGTGAACCGCTATACAAGAAATCAGTATCTTTTGATTCATATTCTATCCTTTTCCCTCTGCTCGGCACGTCCAAGCGTCCCCATTATAACCGAAACTATACCATTTTGTCGACATCAACAAAATGGTATGCAAACGCATTACCTAGTTGACATCAACAGGGTAATCATGCACACAAAACGGCTTAAATTGTGCAGGTGGTTTTTTCATGCACACAAAAAGGGCGTTTCTTGTGCCAAAAGTGGTTCTTTCCAAAATGGAAATAGCCTAGCCCCTTGTGCTATAATACCAATCAAGGCGGTGTCGCCACAATCAGGAAAGGTACATTTATGCTTAAAGCACTCGAACGTTTAATTTACGCTTACATTTTCACCATGACAAAGCGAGAGGTTTTTGCTCCATTTGAACATCAAGACAAAAACCAATTCAGCTTAAATTATGGCTTAAAGTTTTTAGGGTACGACGAAATCCTCAAGAAAAAAACTTCTCAAGAAGTCGGCTACGAATCTAAATAAACTAGGCTTCTGGTGTCTTTTGTACTTCTAGCAAAGTGGTGCTATTTTTTACAACACCTTTAAAATAAGCATCAACCAAGCGTCTTAGCTCGTCTTTGGTAATGCTACTGTCATTTGCATATCATTTCGTTGACGCCACCGATATGATACTGCTATTTGTTGTGTATTAAACCATGCGAAAATCCCGTACAGTTGCCAGTGCCAAAAGTGGTTCTTTCCAAAATGGAAATAGCCTAGGCTCTTGTGCTATAATTTAATCATGGGGTGGTTTCCACTTGGGGGCTTCCCATTCGTCTTGACAATCATTACAAGTGAAACAATAAGAGGGGATCCCTTGTTTATTGCCATTGCGAACAGAAACCCAATTATTACTTAGGCACTTATAGCATAAAATTTGATGAGTATTTGAAACTTTTTCTAGCCGTTTTACCCTCTCATGGAGATCCACAATGTTTTTAAGTACACTAAAAAAACTTTTTAAGTCGGAAAAAGAAACCATATTTAAACCTTCTCTTCCATTTGATTGTGTTAATGTAAGTAAGTCTG